ATCGCAGAAATAACAGGTAAACCAAGAGAAGACGTGTTTTCCGAATACAGTAAAAAAAGAAAAAAGTTTGAGGATGTTCTATTTCTATCAGAAGTTACCAGAATACATTTCGAACAACTAATTGATAAATGTAAAACTTCTGATGAACTTTATAGAATTCGAAATGACATCGCAGAGGTAAATATACTAGAAAAATATAAAGATTTAGAAAAATAATTTGACATAAATTAAAGAACTTGTATAATTACTATGTAGGGGTTGATATAGAGGTTAGTAAGCACTAACTTAATACCCTTACAGACTGTAAGGTTAATGCTTGACAAATATTCGGAAAGAGAGTATACTAGTCTTATAGTGAATAAAAAGGAATTTTACAATATGAATGAAATTGAAAAAGAAATTATGTTAATTACACAAGAAGAATGCGCTGAGGTAACTCAAGCAATCAGTAAAGTGTTTCGGTTTGGAATGAATGATTCATACAAAGGTGTAACGAATCGTGAACATCTTGAGGAAGAAGTTGGTGATCTAATGTGTATGATCGATCTTCTCATTGAGAGTGGTGTTATTAATGAAGCAGCAGTGATGACTGCGAAACATGAGAAAATGAATAAGTTACAAACTTGGTCAAAGATTTTTTCAGAAATTAATTAGAATTACTAGACAACTATGCACACGTGGCAGAGTGGTCCAATGCAACAGTCTGCAAAACTGTAAAGTCACTGGTTCGAATCCAGTCGTGTGTTCCAATGCTTGACATAAAAAAGAAATAGTAGTATAATATAAGTTCAGAAGACCTCTATAAATCTTGTGTCGAATCGCAAGTTTGAGGCAAAGTAGGGTGGGGGAGTGAGCGGGATCGTCACGCCTATTCTTAAATAACAGCCGACAGTCGGGATGACTCTCATCGTGCCCCTTGTGATTTGCGGGATTAGTTTAATGGTAAAACTACAGATTTCCAATCTGTTGTCGTCAGTTCGATTCTGACATTCCGCTCCATTGTATAACGGAGATGTAGGAAAATTGGTAACCCCAGCTGACTGTAAATCAGCCACCTCTGGTACTGCTTGTTCGACTCAAGCCATCTCCACCAGATTAAATTTTTTGACGCAGAGTATGGAAGTGGTCTATCCGCTTGGTCTCATAAGCCGAGAATCGCAGGTTCGAATCCTGCCTCTGCAACCAGTTTGTTGTCTAGTAGCTCAGTCGGTAGAGTAGGTGACTGTTAATCACTTGGTCGGTGGTTCGAGCCCACCCTAGACAGCCAGTTTTGCCCTGTTAGTTAAATGGTATAACAGTTGATTTGTAATCATCAATTGGCAGTTCGATTCTGTCACGGGGCACCAAGTAACCGAGTGTAGCGCAGTCTGGTAGCGCATCTGCTTTGGGAGCAGAGGGTCGCAGGTTCGAACCCTGCCACTCGGACCATTTTATAGGAGATATAGTGAAGTTAGAAAATATATTTTCCAGCTTTGTTACTACAGATATTCTTGATATAGATAACGACAGTATCTACAGTTATTGTAAACAAATTCAAAAAGAGAGGGGTCTTGACGATGTACATCAGCACCACCTTTCAATGCATGAACCTGAGATGATTGAGTTGTATAATGCGATTGAGCAAAGACTTCCAGTATTAAATCAGATGTTTGCTCTTAAAGACGGCATTGAGCAGAGACTATTCAATGGTTGGGTTAATTATGAGACAGGTAAAACTATTGTAAAACCACATAATCATGCTAGGCAATTTTTAACAATAGTTTATTATGTTTATGCATCGAAAAATAGTGGTGAGTTATATTTGATGAATCCTAATGATTCCCATACATATGTTGTTCCTTCTACTCATGGTGGACATGCGTGTAAAGAATGGAATGAATATAATAATGCAATTCACATTATCAAACCAGAGCCAAAAAAATTAGTAATATTTCCTAGCTGGATATTCCACTATGTAGTTCCATGTAACACTGAAAGAATTTCAGTCGCATTTAACACTAGATTATTTGCAGGTTCGTACGATTTAAATTCAGCATTAGGTATGTAAGTATTTGTCGCCATAGTTCAGTGGATAGAACAACAGCCTTCTAAGCTGTGGGTCGGGGGTTCGATCCCCTCTGGCGACGCCAAATTATGGAAGATGTGTTGCAAGGTGCGACAGGAGTTTGCTAAACTCTCGTTCAGAAATGGGCTGACAGGTTCGATTCCTGTATCTTCCGCCAAATTATGGAGAGTTGGTCGAGTGGTCTATGGCGCTAGTCTTGAAAACTAGAGACTCGAAAGGGTCCGTGAGTTCGAATCTCACACTCTCCGCCAGATAAAAATAGTAATAATATTGGGCTGGTAGCTTAATGGTAAAGCGTTCGACTCATAATCGATTGAGTGAGAGTTCAATTCTCTCCCAGCCCACCAAGGAGATAAAATGCAAGTAGATGATTATCTAAAAGTATTTAATGTTATTCCTAGCACAGTATGTCAGGAATTAATAAAAGAATATGATAGTGATCCAGAGTGGCAACAACATAAATGGTATACTGCTGCAGACGACACTAAATCTTCTTTACATAATAAAGAACTTGATGTATTGTATCACAAAAAATTAACTGTATTAGAACAGTATCTAGCACAAGCATTGATGGGATATTATAATGAAACTGGTCTTAAAGATCTAGTGACATATCATGGACCCATTAGACTTAACAAATATAAAACTGGAACAGTTATGTCACAGCATTTTGATTTAATCCGTAGAAATAAAAATGATGGTATACCTGTTTTGACATTTCTTGGATTAATGAATGAAGATTTCGAAGGCGGAGAGTTTGTTGTAAGAGATAAAGTAGTAGAATTTAAACAAGGCGACATTATGATTTTTCCATCAACATTCATATACCCCCACAGAGTAGAGGAAATAACTAAGGGTACACGATATTCGTTCGTAGCATGGGCATATTAAAGCGAGTGTGGTGGAATGGTATACACAGGAGACTTAAAATCTCCCGTCTTTGGACATGAGGGTTCGAATCCCTCCACTCGCACCATTTGGAGTTTAGTATGAGGTTCAGACAAAAAATAGATATCCAAGAAGTAAAAGAATTTATCAACAATTGCGGACCAGAAACAAAAATCTATATCGGTTGTGATTCTGAGAGATATAAAGTTGGTAAACAATGGTTTGCTGATTACATCCTTGCAGTTGTTGTTCACATTAATGGCAACAATGGTTGTAAAATTTTTGGAGCAGTTCAAAAAGAAATTGATTATGACCAGAAAAACAATAAACCAAGATTACGTTTAATGAACGAAGTTTATAAAGTAGCAGAACTGTATCTGGAACTTGCTATTGAAATTTCTAATGACATTGAAGTTCATCTAGATATCAACCCAAATGAAAACTATGGTTCTTCGTGTGTTATTAATGAGGCTGTTGGTTATATTCGTGGTATGTGTAATGTCATACCAATGGTTAAACCGCAAGCATTTGCTGCTTCATATGCTGCCGACAGACTAAAAGGATTACAACAATATGGATAAAAAAAATGTAACACAGATCGTTCGTTCTTTTGTTCGAGATTACCCTATGGTTGGGACTAATGTTCGGGATTGGAGACCAGAAAGATCCCCGAACTTTTTAGAAAATACTAGATTTAATTCTCTTCATAAATTGAAAAGGAATGAAAAAGAATTTAATAAAACCATTGACATTAATGCTGAGATTTAGTATAATAATATATGTAAGGTTGAAAATATAACTGGAGAATATAATGGAAATAAAGATTAAGAAAGTAGAAAATGGTTACTTCGTTGAGGTAAACGGAGAATGTGAAGGCGAATATTTTGAGAAAGAGTATGTATTTCCAAAGTATTTTCAGGTTCAAAAATTTGTTAAGGAACATTTAAACAATGACAATCGAGGAAGCAACTAGAGTTGTAGTAAATAAAGAGGGCGATTTGGTTAGCGCATATAATTTTTTTGTGCTACAAAAAGCGAAATTAGATAAATACTTTACAGAGTTTCTTGACTCTAACGAAAAAGAAATGAGCGAAGATAACTATGATTCTCCTGCCTGGAAGCAGTATAGGGTCATGTTAAAAGATTATGAGACAGTCGAAAAATTCATTACTACAAGTAAATATTACATTACCAAACATGTTTGAAAACGCAAAACAGTTTTCTTTGTATATCGAAAAGGTTGTGCAGGAAAAACGCATGACGCACATGGATGCTGTTCTTGAATATTGTAAAGAAAATTATTTAGATCCGCAAGACATATCTAAATTGATCAATAAATCTCTTCGTGATAAGATTAAAGTAAATGCTACAGAACTCAACTATTTCCCAAAACAAGCAACACTTGATATTTGACCGAGCACATAAAGCATACCAAATGTATCTGGCAGTAAAATTGCATTTTATGTCAGACAAGTATGACATTACAAAACATAGGGGTCGTGTTATGACTTCTAAAAGTAATTTTGCATACAGCAATAGAGAACATCTCTTCAATAAGTTTGCTGATAAGTTCGACAATAAACAACAGATGGCGCAATATCTTATTGCTAACTTTGCATATGGCGCTTGGGGCAACACTGACATTGTTTATGGAACATCAGAATCAGATGAAAATTTTAAAGAATGGAATCGTAGAAAACAATCTATGACCCAAATTTTTAAACAAGATCTAAGTAAGGTTCGACTTCATTTTGAGACAAATAATATAAATTTTGAATCTGATCTTGATGCAAAATTTCCAAGAGTTCCCGATCTATTTCAGTTGTATCTTGGTAAGCATATTACACTTGAGACACTGATTATCTTGGACAATCATCATCCGTTTTTAGACAACTGGAAAACAAATCTTGGTAGTCTATTCTCTGATGAGATTCGTAGGGTGATCAAAGCAAGACCATTTGTCAAGTTTGATCGAATTAAAACAGAACCAATCTATGTGGGGTTTATTCAAGAGTTTTAAAATGGGGCATACATTTCGAAAAGAAAAGTCAATTGATGACTATAAAAAGAACTACAAAAAAATCATGGTTCAAGATATTGAAAGAAAACAAACTAAGAATAAAAAGATCATTGAGTTTGATCAAGAATTTGATGATGATTTCGAAGATGAATACGACAGCGACTTCGATAATTCTATTGATGATGAAAAAAATAATTACTTTACAAAAAATAGAAAGTAGAGTATTATAAATAGTTGTATAGCATGACTAATGTGACATACGACAAAACTTTATACACTTTTATACGACAAAGGAAAATATATGGATATCGCAACACTACGCAAATCACGTCAAACTGACTTTACGAAAATTCTCGGAGAGTTTGACAAAATCTCCAACCCTTCTGGAGATTCAAAATCCTACGAAGACGACCGATTCTGGAAACTGACTGCTGACAAAGCAGGTAATGGTACAGCAACTATTCGCTTTCTACCACGTGTAGAGGGTGACGAGTTTCCTTGGGTTCGTATCTTTAATCACAGCTTCCAAGGTCCAACTGGTAAATGGTACATCGAGAATAGTTTAACTACTCTTGGTGAAAACGATCCTGTTGGCGAACTCAACTCTCGCCTGTGGAACAGTGGCTCTGAAGCAAATAAAGAAATTGCTCGCAAGCAAAAACGCAAGTTAACATATATTATGAACATTCTTGTGCTTAATGATCCTGCTAAACCAGAGAACAATGGTAAAGTGTTCTTGTTCAAGTTTGGTAAGAAAATCTTTGATAAGATTATGGATAAAGCCAAGCCAACTTTTGAAGATGAGAAACCAGTATTGGTATTTGATCTTTGGGAAGGCGCAGACTTTAAACTACGTATGCGTAAAGTAGATGGTTACTCTAACTATGACCAATCTGTTTTTGCAGAACCAAGCGCACTTTTTAACGCTGATGAAACAAAACTCCTTGAAGTTGCTTCGAAGCAATATAAGTTGTCAGAGTTTCTTGCGGCAAAGAACTTTAAATCTTACGACGAACTCAAGCGTAAGTTGGAAATGGTTCTTTCTGGTGGAGGTGTAGTTACTACTGCTGCTGCTATGGCAGATGAAGAAGAAGCAGAAGCACCTGTTCGTGCCAGTAAACCTGCTTTAGTTCCTAAGACAGCGAAACCTGTAGAGGATGATGAAGACGATATGTCTTATTTTCAAAAACTCGCTAACGAGTAAAAAGAAAGGGAGCTTCGGCTCCCTTTTTTATTTCCAGCAAGGTCCAGTATAATCAATGAATAACATATATCTGGTACCTTTGAGTATTGGGGTTATTTCTGTTCGCTTCATACATGGCCAAAACATAAGGTAACCTCTTTCTCTTCTTTGCGCTAATGTTGGTATAGCTGTCCAAAAATTATATAAAATTATTTCTGATCCCTCATATTCATTGCCAGGTGTTAGATTAACGCATGCGAATATTTTATTGTGTCTATCTTTTGATAACCAATTAATCCTTGCGCATTGCGAGATAAAAGATTTTTCATCACCATCAAATTTCATTATTCGAGCTTCTAAAGTATAATCAGTATCTAGAAAAAACATTGTTTCATTTGCTGTTTTGACAACATCTGTAATTCTGTCAAGCAGTGTGCGAATACCCTCATCGTTAGTGTCAATTTCAGTTTCTGTCGATATTTGTTTTATTGTTCTTACTACAGGAAGTGATTGATTTCTAAACTTCGATCTCTCAAAAGATTTGTCTTTATGCAAATCAATTATATACTGACACTCCGTGTCACTCAATAAATTGCTTTCAAAAACAATATCTGATATCATTATAATTACTCCAGTTATTAATAGGTCGGGCTTGGTTGGTATCTTCTATCTAACCATTTTTGGAATGAGGAATCGTTATTCTTAGATGATTTTCCTTCACCTTTTACATTATTATTTACAACATTTGTTGTGTTTGGAGCAACGACAGTATTATTTGATGTTGGGGGACTAGAGGGTTTTTCAGCATCCGCTAACTCATTTCTCTTCTGCGATATTTCTCCAGCTCTATCAACTGGTAATGTAGATACTCCAGATAAGTTTGCTTCTTCTGCGCCACCAGCTGCTTGTTTTCTATAAGCCATCGCTGCTGCTTGTTTGTCTTGAGCATTTGGTGTTGATCTACCAAAC